TCCTTGTATTGGTCTCCGTCTGGACTAGAGTTATAAAAGTTTTTGTATCCTAAAGACTCCATATAATCATAATCTTTATAGTCTGGCACATCATGCATTTCAGTACAGATTACCTTGATGCTTGTCTTATCAAAATCTATTCCCGATATTGCTTCATGCTCGTAACCCTCTAGGTCTATGCACAAAAAGTCAATATCTGTAAGCGAATGTTCATCAAAAATTGTTTGCAGTGTTTTCGCGGCGACACATGTACTTGTTTTATTCTCTACTTTTACATCACCGTTTTCGTCTTCATAGGCAATTAAAACCTCACCTACCGGAGGCTGTGAACAATTTGCCGCAAAACCCATACCAAAGGCATCAATAGTGTCGCCCTTATGGTTTTTGCCTACGATTGCACAGCACTCATATTTAGTCTTGGGTCTATGGCGACGATAACCATCTCTGTATTGTTGCTGAAAGTCTATGGCTATGCCTGACCAACCGGATTCCTCTAGAGCAAAGCTGTTGCTTTGGTCTTTGTAATGATTGCACCCAGCCTCTACAAAAATTCCCTTCGCTCCAATTATGCTAAGTGCAATTTGATCTATGTTATCTTGTGCTGACATTATCTTCTTCTGTTCTCCAAGCATTTGTCACACACGAACCACTCTCTGCGGTGAACTTCTGGAACCTCAAATGTCTTTGAGCAGGTTTCACAGGATTGCTTGACTTTTCTAGGCGCTTTTCGCCTTTGTGTAGGAACAAAGTCTGGTGTTTCCATATCCGTATGCTCTGTTCCATCGTCCACAAAGCTGTTTTTCCTAGAGCTTATTTCGTTAACAGCGACCCTTCTCTGCTGTGGCTGCTCTCTTTTAACCACAAAGTCATCGGCAGAGGCTCTCTCAACCGAAGAATCCCGCGTAACAACCTCTTCTTCTGCAGGCTGGACAGGTGTTTCGGAATCCCCTTGTTCGGTTAAGAGAGAATTTGCCATTTGTATTAACTCTTCGTCGTTGAGCGCTATGCCTTTTCTCAGAAGGTCTTTAGCTGTCTGTATGATACTCATTAATAACCTCGTCTTTTTCCAATATCGTGAAGAACTGTAGCCATCTTTTTTACCGAGTCAATCTTTCCTGATATTCTATTCACTCTAGCTTCAGCTGATAACTTCAATCTATTTAATTCTGATGCCATTGGGTTTTCTTTAATCGCAGAATAGTATCTCATTTCCCATTTAGCATACTGGCCACCATAGTTGTCCATTTTGTCTGCGACTATAAACCAAATACTGTCGGTGCAAAAGTTAACTATTGTCTTCTCTTTATTATGTAACGACTGTAAATATTCTGCATGTGAAAATAGAACAAAACTAAAAGAAAGTGCCTTTTGCTGGTCGAGAGACCTTAGCTCCGATACCGTCAAGGCCATAATACCATCGACCTCTTCATTCGCTTTTGTTAGGTCTACGTTTCTATCTTCAATCCAGTCATCAACCTTCTGGAGAAATTCATTCGCCTTTTGTTCGTTAGTCAAATTTTTCTCTCCATTCTTCTTCAGACTCGTTGTAGTTAAGCTCAATAAGGTTTATGTGATTTAGTTTACACCAAGCTCTTTTGTCTTTGTCTCTTGCTTGAGCCTTAAAAAATGCCATCTTATCCTTGTGGAAAAATGAGTTAAAGGTAAAGTGCTGTTCTCCATGAACCTCTACGATTAAATCTCTGTTTGGTATATACAGATCTGCATATAAAAGGGTTCTTCTAGAACCTGTTTTAGTTCCCGGAAGTGTTACTTCCTCTAGTATTCTATCATAAGGATAGACTTCTTTCAAGATTAATCTTGCTTTTTTATGTAAAGAAGATCTATTTTTTTCATCTACTGAAGCTTGGCTTCTAGAAGGGTTCCATTTCCAAGTTTTGCCGTCAAGACCTTCTACATGCATCAAAGCATCCCCTTGATTTCTTTTTCTAGTATATCAAAGACTTCTTCATTTGCAAGAAGGAAGTTATATAGCCTCTCCTGTCCTTGAAATTTGACAGCTTTCAATACGGCTTCTGAGTCTTCTTTATTAACTTCCGGCTTAATTTTCTTGACTACATCAGTATGCCCTAACATGAATTCACATGTCAGCCAAGCTCCTGCTTTAGCTATGAGTCCAATGTCTAAAGCTAGCATGATGATCTCTTGAATCTTATCAATGCCATGTCCATACTTAATCCAGCTTTGACACTCAGTTCCGGGAGAACCCATTGATGAACATATTACTTTCCAGTTCACAGCCTGCCCGACTTGACGGTCGCTCTGAACCCAAGGGCTGACAGACTTTACTTCCATTCTTGTGTCAGCTTGGTATTGGATTTTTCTACCACAGTCCGGCATCCTAGATGCGCCATAGCCAGAAGTATTGGCGATGAAGTGTGTAATAATAATTAAGGTCGCTTTTTGGTTAGGTACGATCTGTCCCATCTTCTTACAGAATACTGACAATATTTTTGGTAGTCCGGCACGACCGGGTGTCATATCTCCGTCTAGCTCTTTTTCTGGCATGAGGGAAGACGTAGAGTCGATGATACAGACACAGCCCTCATTGTCTTTTGCGCTAACTAGCTTGACAGCAATATCCAAAAATGCTTCGGCGCTGAGTGGCTCATCTTCAGAATGAATGATCTGCATCTTCTCTTTGTCGAGACCATCAACACCAAGCAGATTCATTTCTTTGAGTCTACCTTCGGCATCAAGATATATGATGGGTCTTCCTTCTTTTTGGCAGTTTGCCGCAATCTGTAGCGCGGTAGTAGTTTTGCCACATTTAGGATCGCCTGTTAGGATAACCCAAGAGCCTTCCTTTATACCTCCATTAAGAGCCAAGTCAATAGCGGGGCTAACGCTGACAATCTTGTAATCTTTTCGTCTTTCTAATATTTGGTTTCCCGTTGATATTACGTTGCCATATTTTTTAACAATGTCTTTGATGAAGGATGGATCATTCTTCTTTGTCTTTGCCATTAGTATTCCTCAATTTTGTAAAAAGTGTTTTTCTTCCAAATGTTTTTCTTGGCTGTGATTCAATGTTATCTTTATTAACTTCAATGACTTCGGCGGTTTTCTTTTTAGGTCTTCGGTCAAGCCGTTTCTTGTGCTTCTCTATCTCGTCTTTAACCCATTTGGGTGCGGCGCTATAGACTCGCTTGTTCTTCTTTATAATATAATCATATACCGCTTCTTCACCAAAAACACGAATAAGTTGATATACTTTTTGTATCTGCAGCTCATACTGCTTCTTGCGTGTTTTATTCCAGAACTTGTAAGACAGGGAACCTACGTTCTCTTTTTCCGCCTTACGCTGTACGAGGATCTCAGCTAGATACTGTCCTACCGTACAATACTCACCCGTTGAGGGTGACTTGAACCTGCTCGCTTGACTTCTTTGTTTCGCCATTACGCCATATCATAAAAGAAAGGTTTTCTTGTGAAGCCTGCCTTCTTTGTGAAAATTCTTCAAACTCACATTCTGGCCAGCTGTATTTCTTAACATCAACAAACTCTAGGTTGTCTTCTAGCAAAGCAAAGGTCATGTGCTGAAAGGTAGGGCCTTCTCCGGTTGCCATATCAATATCTCTAGAGAAACCTCTAGCTATGAAGAAACCATCAAGACCGTTCTCATCTTCAAAGACAATCTCTTCTGGGGCACCCATTACAATAACCTGAGCTTTACAAATACACTTGTCGTTTTCTTCACAATATCTTTGTAGTCTGAGCCAAGGGCTTTCCTCAACTCCGGGCCTTTCGTAATCACCCCATACTACAGTTCCATCATTTAGAGTGCATTTCCAAGTCATAGAAATGTCTTCCATTATCAGCTTGCGGATGTGGTCATCCCTTACTGTGCAAATCATTTACTAGTCTCCTTTGATTTTATGGATAGCCCCTCTATGTCTTTTTGGGACATTGACTTCTTTCTCTTCTGGTTGTCGTCTACCCTTAGTTGCGTCACCAGCCATAGAAGCGTTTTCAGTCATGATTGTGGCGCCATACTTTTGGTTTCTAGCGAATTGCTCACCAGCAATACTCTGTGGCTTGTCATCGTCTTTTAGCGTATCAATATGCTTATTGACGGAAGCCTCTGATCTGTCAAGCTCCTCAGCTAATTCTTCTACGGGAAGAGTTTTGTTTTCCTCAATGTAGGCTTTCTCTTTCTTAGAGAGTGGTCCTTTTTTTGTCATTAGTTTATCTCCATTAATGCTCGTCTAGCTCTAGTCAAAAAGATACGCTCTCTATTTTCTAAATATTGCATATAGTAAGCATAAACTTTTTGGTTTACTTTTTTGTAATCAAAATAAGGGCGATTGTGCTTTCCTTTATCTGCTCCCAAAGGATCAAGCAATTCACCTCTACCAAATTTTATATAATGGGTTTTGAATCCATTATTGTCAACAACTTTTACGAAGGCATCATTAGGCGCTGATTCTTCTGCCCCTAAGCCAAAGTAAGTTGAAACTTTATTGTCAGGCTCTGGTAGGTCAAGACCCTCCAGACCTTCGTTTTCCCATCTAGCCATTTAATTTCTCCAGTTTATCTAGCACATTTTTAATGCATGAATTTTTGTCAAAACCGTCTATTTTCATTTCTGCACATGGTGCAATCCCTAACTTATTTAGTTCGTCCACAGATAAGTGGGTAGGACTAAGGCTGCCATCCTTTAGCTGTTGATGAACTTTAATTTGTATTCTAACTACAGCGCTATGTGGCACATCTGATCTAGTTAACTCTGACATTATTCACCCTTTTCAATATAGTTCTTTTTCTGTGCAGCAGTCATTTTGTTGATGTTTCTTCTGCGATTATTAGCTTCTGCGTCTTTACGTACCTTGTCTATGTTGTCTGCCTGCTCTTTTGCTTGTAGCTCGTACTTGCCTAGCTTCTGGGTATTGCGATCAGCTAGATGTTGAATAGTAGTAGGCTCACCCTTGACTGAAACGTGGGGTGGATTCAAGATAACTCTTCTGAACTTATGCTTTTTGCATTGAGGGCATCTTACGAGAGGTTTTTCAGAGAACTTCTGGAATACTTCTTCGTAGTAGCCGCACTCGCTACACTCATAATCATAAGTTGGCATATATAACTCCTATAAATAGTCTATGATATTATAGGATCACTTATCAAGTTTGACATCTACTTTTTTAAGATTTTCAGCAAATTCTTCAAGTGTGCTTATTGTAACTTCTCTAGCTACTTTTTTTGCCGCTTCTGTCGCATAGGCTTCTACCTCTATAGGCAGCTCGTTAGAAAGAGCTTGTAAGAATGTTTCAAATTTCATAGCTGTATCAGTTTGGATCGTATGTCCATGATAAATTCCATCTTCTAAGACGCTAAGCCTTTGGTTGAGTTGCTGATTATTATATTCAGATCTAACGCCTATAATTATAACAGCCGCTAAAAATATACCTCTAAAAATATTTGACTGGTTCATCTTCGTCTTCTTTCTTGTTTAGTCTGATAAGAATCTTGGAGACAATATCACTTCGCACGATATCGCTATAGTCAAGCTCGCAGACTCCTACACCGGAGACCTCAACTAATTTTTCCATACAGGTATGCAAACCTCCTTGTTGTTTACCTAAGTCGGACTGTCTTAAGTCTCCGTTTATTACCGCCTTTGACTCTTTGCCAATTCTTGTAATAAACATTTTGATCTGCTCGAACGTAGCGTTCTGTGCTTCGTCAAGGATCATGAAGCAATTATGAAAGTTTCGCCCCCTCATATATTCTAAAGGGCAAAGTTCAATAATGTTTCTATTTCTGTAAGTCTCAACAGTAGTCTTTGTTAAGTACTGATTCATCTCTTCTAGTATAGGTATTAAATATGGGTTTATCTTTTCAACCAAAGTTCCCGGCAAATGCCCTAAACCCCTTCCTGACTCTACTACAGGTCTAGTAATTATAATCTTATCTACTTTCTTTTCAATCAAATATTCACAGGCCATTCCTACGGACGCGCTCGTCTTTCCAGATCCAGCAGGCCCAGAGCAAAACGTCACATCACACTTGTGAATCTGATTCATATAATGTTCTTGATTTCTAGTTTTTGGTCGTAGTATTTTTCGGCGTTGTCTAGTTGTGGGCTTTTTCTTGGGTTGTCTTGCCATTATTATATATAACCTTTTCTACTGTTTTTAAGTCGGTACTACCACACATTGGACACATCGGTTGTGATCCGGGTTCATGTATTCCTAATTGGTGGTG